CACCTTTAATACCCTCCCTTTCAAGAATAAGTAACCATATTGGGATCTGGGTAGCTCCTTTTTCTAATAATTTTTCAGCAAGATTGTTTTTCTGAACAGCCCTTAGAGTATTCCACCAAGTGCTATTTAAAATAGCAAGCATACTCCCCATTCCAATCCCACTTCCTATCGCAAGAGGGATATTTCCTGTTGCTAATCCACCACCAACACCAATCAAAGTTCCTAATGTTTGGATAATTCTCTTAACTCCTAATCCTGAACTCTCTCTTTTTGCTGTTTCAGTAAGAATATCAAACAACTCTGAGTTCCTATGATATACTTCATTTATTGCATTATATTCAGGATTTTTCTTGTTTAATAATTCTCTTATAGCACTATCTACCTTTCTTACTTGTGAAAGTGTTTTGCTATCAGTAATAGTCTTCAATGCTTTCCTAGATTCATATAGATCGTCACCATAAAATTGAGCCAATTCTCTTAATTCTTGTTGATATACTTGATTGTCTTTTACCTTATCAAAAGCGTCTAATGCCATTAAATCTGATTTCAATGATTGCAATGTATATACTTTTTGTTTATTGATTGAAAAAGCTCTAAATATTTTTTCTCCTGTTTCAGGATCAACTACATTTTTTCCAAATTTTGCTATTTCATCATCTATTCCACTTAACAATCCAGTTGTTTCTATCATTCCTTTTAATTCTCCTAACTCTTTATATTCGTCTAATGATAGTTTAATCCCCTTACTTGCTTTATCAAGTAATTTCTTTCGTGTCCCCCATACTTTTTCATCAAGCAATTCGGGTATAACTTTGTCAGCTCTTTCTTTAAATTTCTCTTTAGTTGCTCTTAAACCGAGTTTATATTTCTCAATAGCTTGCTCCCTTAGTATTTTAGGGTCTAAGTTTTTTCTATTCGCAATTCCCCCTACAATTCCACCAAAAATAGCTCCTGTTACTGCACTTGTTATTGTCCTTTTTATTATTCCTCCCAAGTCTTCATTATCTTGTAATGCACCAGATAAACCAAAAGCTCCACCAAAAGCTCCTTCTTGTACCGCACCCTTAATAGCTCCTTGTTTGACTGCTTGTATTGCGGTCTTTGCTATTGGTTTAATAATAGTAGGAGATGTTGCTTTGATTCCTGCTTTTCCAAATATTTCTGCTATCAATGGAACTTTTGTTAGCAGTTTACCTGTTTTAGCAGTCTTAGCTATACCACCAAATGTGCCTGCTGTCGCAATATCAATGGCGACACCTAAAGCTTCACCTATAATTTTCTTATTAGTTTTATCTAGTGCTGGATTTATTTCATTATCAGGAGTTATCGCTCCAGTTGATTTTAAGACATCTATTAACTCTGTGGTATCTTCTCCCTTTTCTCTTTTTTCTTTAATTTTTTGAATTGTCCTATCTTGCAAGTCTCTGACAATATCTTCAGACTTTTTAACTTCTTTAAATGATTCAGTCTGAGGAATAATAGCTCCAGCAATAGATTCTCCAAACTTTTTTTCACTTGATATAAGAAAAGATCCGATTTTACTTAATATATTTTTCTTAGGTTTAGTTGGGGTTGTTTGAACCGGTATAATTGGTTTTTTCTGTCGGGCTTTTAATTCATCTAAGGTATATATTCTTTTACCAGTAGAAGTAGCATGTTTTTCTTGTAGTTGTTGTAGATTTAAAATAGCCATATTATTGTATTTCTTCAAAATTATCCTCTGATATTTTTTTATATCTAATACCATCTAATTCAAATTCAGCCCCGATGTCTAATTGGGGTATCATATCAACATTAAATACATTAATATTATCAGTGCTATCAATTTTATTTAATAATTCAATATCAGTCGGGCGTAATATATTTTCTATATTCAATCCATAATTATTAGCTTGTTGAACTGTTCTTTCTGCTTGGTCTTTTAATGATGCTTTGTATCCCTCAGCAAAAACATTTGCAGTATCAACAAATTCCTGTAATCCTTCAATGGTAACACCAGCACCACCTTGTAATAACTTTTGATATTTACCTTCAAGATTTTGGATTAAGGATTGACCATTCCCTGAACGAGCATATTCTGATTCTCTAACAACCGAAGTAGGGTCTAGCATTTTTTGAAAAGCGACTAAAACACCTTGAGAAGCGGCATTTATACTTCCCCCGTTTGCAATCTGTTCTTTAGCAATCATTAAAGAATTATTTATAAGCTCTATCTGTTGAATAGTTGATCTAGCTCCAGCGGCATATCTTTCAAAACTATTAGCAAGAGAAGTTTCTCCATCAAATTTCTGTTTAAGAGTAAGTCCTTCTGATGAAGCTTTAGCAATACTTATTTTTCTATTGGCATCTAAGTTTTGATAACCATTAAAAGATAAAGGTGTTTTCCCTAAAGCTTTTTCTTGGTAGGCATAAAATTTATATTCTGAAATAATAGCAGGGTCAGCAGTTTTTTCAGTAAATATTCCTTTTTGATTAGCTAAAGCATAAACACTTATAGCATCTGGAGCATTGTTTATTTGATTTATTGTTTCAGCATCAAGATTGGGTTTACTTTTTAAAATTTCAATAATAGCATTACCTTTTTCTTTTTGATTAGCTTCATTTTTCGCGATCTGTGCCTGTTTTGCTTCTTGAATGACTTTTTGGGCTTCAGCTCTTTTCTGTTCTTCTCTTGTAAGCGTGCCTGAGCTTATAAGAATACCAAGGTTATCTATGATAGCCTGTTTTTCTTCCTTTATTGCTCCGAACTTCTTAGCCACTGCTTCTTCTACTTGGCTCTGAGCAGTGGCTATTTTACCCTGTATGGCACTTAAAGCCGCTTGAGTAGTCAATGCTTGCGAAGCGATAGAAGCCTGCTCTAAGGCGATTTTACGCTGTGTAGAGGCAGTTAGAGGAGCGACACCACCTGCCGTCCGACCTCTACCCTCACTCTCTTGCTGGATTCTTTCGGCGGCTAGGTTGTATTGGTTAGTTAAGTCTCTAGATTTGAGTTGTAATCCTTCTATCTGTGAAGCGAGGTCTGTTTGAGTGGCAGTCAATTGAAGAAGACCGGCGGTTTCTTTCTGAGTAGAGGTGTACTCTGATTCCCCTATGATAGATTTGGTAATATCTTGGTATCTTTGAGTTAATTCGTCTGCTTTGTCGGCTTGAGGCGTTTTCGGAGTTGGTATCTGTCCAAGCCCTGATATATCCGTAGGTAAAGGACTGGAAACTGTATTATAATTGGGACTTGTGGATGGATTACTAAGAGAAAAAGCATCAATTACTCCCTCATTTTGTGGAAGTCCTTGATTAATATTATTTACCGCTATTTCTCTGTTTTTTAATTGGTCTATTGTTACAGGCATTTTTGTATATTATAACATTATTACGTTGTTAATCCTAAGTTCGATAAAATTGTTTGTATCTCATTAACTCTCGTGCGAACATTATTTAAAACTGCTTGCTCTACTGCGTTATAAGTTGCGTCTATTGTCGTGTTGTCGGCAGTAGTTAAAGCGGATTGCTGTGCGACAGGGGTTGCTCCAAAAGCACCCCATTTCTGATCAGAAGAAGATGGAAACTTTGTACCTGTCGTTTTACCAGTCTGAATATTCCTACCATCTAGTATTTGCAATAATTTTTCAAAAGTATATCTATCGCTTTTGATTAAGCTGGCTAATTCTTCTCTGATAATTGTCCTGACTTGTTCTTCGGTCATTTTTTTAATAATAAAGTTATTACCGTTCCTACTAATACTTGTCTTTATCTATTATTTCCTCCTTGAACTTTAATCCGGTAATTACAGCTCCCAAATCTGACTCAATCCTAAACTGTATTTCTTTATATTCGGGTAGAGTCGCACCTGAACTCTCTATATTAACGGCGGAATGGGATATGGAATTATCTGTCCCTTCTGTAAAGATAGTCGTCCAGCTAGTCTCTGCGTTTATTCTGTATTTTAAAGTTACTGAGCTAGTTTCAGCTAATGGCTCGGTCATTATTGTTACACCTAAAAGTTTCTTTGTGATAGAACTATCTCCTGTATTAAAAATCTGACTCTCATATATTGAAGTGTCACCATGAGATGCGGAACTTCTCCAAATTGTATATTTACTATCAGCGGGGTTAATATAGGCAGCATAAACGATATCTCCCCAGCGATAAAATCCTTTGAGGTGATTGTCGTCTGACGGGGCTACTTGGGTATCACCCCTAAAGAATCTATCAAAAGAAACCGTCATTGTTCCGTCAGATTTTTTAAAAATCTTCCATAACCCAGCTAGAATAGAGGTAACTCCCGCCGTCCCTCCTGAGGTATTTTTAGTCCTTGCTACTCCTAAAAAATAAAATAAATCATTAAATTTTTGTTTTTCTAGCACCGTAGGAAATGAAGTGCAGTCAAATTCTTGAAATGTTACAATCCTAGTCCCTGTCCAATATTTAAAAGTTAATTTGTATGGAGAGGCTGATGTTATAGATAGAGAGCTTTTTGATATACCAACAAGAATCCCTCCAATATTCTCAATTAAAGCAATAGACATATTACCCCATTCTATCTTCTCAGAAAGAGTTGTTAATGAAGAGTCCCTATCCCAGAGATAAACAATAGACTTACCATCAGTTTGATTGACTGCGATTGCTAAATAATTACCATATTCGCATAAGTCTACAATCTGTGAATTAGTTGGGAAAGTCAAAGCCACACTCCAACCAGTTCCTGCGATATCCGTGTTCTTTAAAAGAAGATTATTTGAAGGGATATACATTATATCATCTTTTGAGAATACTAACCCCGGAGCGGTCGGAACATTAGTCGTATAATCATTGTAAGTGAAAGAAGCACCCGATATGTTAAATTTCCATACTCCTCCTGAATTTACTCCATATAAATAATTTTTGTAACCAAGTAAAAATACTTTACTTTCTACACTACTGGCGTGAGTTCCTCCTGTTACACTTGACCAATTTAATGCTGTCGGGTCTGACCTTTTATAAAGTTGGGTATGATTATCTGCTGCACTAACCTGCCCTACCCCATATAGGACATTATTTACTTCTGTAAATTGAGTAATCCTATAACCATCAAAGATTGATTCTGGAGAACCATCTACTTCAAAATCTCTATGAGGAAGTAACTTAGATGGATACGAGTAATTGTCGAAATGTTGAATAATATTGCAGACATCCTCCCTTTTATCTCTAGGGTCTCTAGCCATTCCACCATCAAACTTATTTATTATTGTTTCTAAAATTTTTCCCATTATAAGTCTTGTGATTTATTTCTATTCGTCCAAGTTGAACTGTTTTTTGACCTATTTGTAAAAGTTGAACTGTTTTTTGACTTATTTGTCCAAGAAGATACTGATTTTAATACTAGTGTCCATAAAACTGAAACCACACTATTTTCGGTTATATTTATATTATCTGACAATGAAAAACTAGCTCCCCATATTGTAGTTATAGCTTCTGTTAGTCCAATACTGTCTGATACTGAGAGAATTATCCCTTTTATTGCTGATATGCTTTCTGTTAATGAAATTGTATCTGACACAGAAAAAGTGGAGATAGTGATAGCGACTTCCGTAAAATTATCCCAATAAGCATATAATAATTCCGCTCCTTTCTTTAAATTGATTCTGTCTAATGTTGTAAAACTAATAGCACCATCTGTCCAAACCGTCCAAGACCCGTCATCTATTTTAATTCTGTATTTTCCTGTTCCTCCTGCATCTCTTACTCTTGTGCCATCCCATTCCACATTATATTTATGCCAAGCTCCGTCTGCTTCGGTTGAGTGATTTATTGATATTACCGTTCCAACTGCGTTATTTATTTGAGTAATCATCCCAGTACTACCTGTCTCGGGCTTAGCATAAAACTGTTGTCCGTCCTGCGTCGTTGGAGTGAATGATTTTAAACCAGATACATTTGCATTAGCCAGATTTTCAACCGCTTTCGCTCCTTCTTGAATAACAACACCTTGAATATCAAAGTTAGCGTTCCCAACCCAAGAACCCTGTCCATTTAAGTCACCATCAGTATATGAATTAAAATTCTCGGTTAATGCCATCTTTTATGTAAAGATAAATTTATAAGTAGCGGTTAGAGTGTCAGTATTGTTGACTGTTTTTGTAGTTGTTAATTTTCTTCCAAGCATTGAGCCGGCAGAAGAAGCATTAAAAGCTCCAACTTCCTCTATCGCCTTTGTCGCCGTTGCTGTCCAAACATAATATAATTGCAAGGTATCATTTGTTTGAGTTGTTGTTACTCTGGATACGGTAGCGGCTACTCTTGCAAGGCCTGAATCCGTTATTTCCGCCTGTAAGGCTGTATGAGCGGCACTTTCTGCTGTGGCTGATGTGCCTACTGCTAAGTAAGTAAAAGCTGTCTGTGAGCCTGTATTACCCACAAGGCCGGATACCACCGCTAATCCTGCGTTAGTTATAGTATTTTTTAACCAATCTGTAGTCCATTTTAGATTGCCCTCTTTATCGTGGCACTCTAATTTAACCATTCCTTTTATTTTTAATCCTGTTTTAATCATTTATTTGATTCTTGTTTAACTGATAATCTTCTTGGCTCATCTTTCGACCTCCTTGAATAATGAGCTAATATCCTATCTCGGTGTTCTTGGATTTTATGCTCATACAGAGCGACTCTATCTTTCTTATACTTCATACAGTAAGGCAAGGATATCTTGTAAGGAACAATCATATGCTCAGTTGATACGAAGCCGGGTTGAGTTGATCCGAATGAAGTAATATCCTTAGTCTGTCTCTTGAAGAATACTTTTAAGCCAGCGACTAAAGTTACTGAAGCGGTAGCTGGAGCGGGATATAAGAAAACAGACCTGCCTTGTTTATCATAATGTGTAGGCAAGCCGTCTGTTTTGGCATATTCATCAGGGTCTACATCCATTTCTTGCTTATCAATCGGAATTAGTTTGTGCCAATTTCCATTATTATCCAATACAGAAACACCCTCTATCGAAAGGAAAGAATCATTGAAGGAATAGTCTTGCTGTCCATTTATCAGAGTTGTAGTAGCAATAGGGAAATCGGTATAATTAGTATCGTCATAATTCCAATTACCATCTGCTCCGATAATATCTCCAGATACTTCCGCTTGAGAAGCGTTAGCATAAATAAGACGGGTTGCTGTCGGAAAATCTGTTGTGTTGGCATCCGTTAAGTCCGTTACGATTGTATTTATGTCTGACCAGAGCATTTAGCGGTAAGTTATAGTTGTCGTAGGAGTTGTTCCTATGATCTCTACTAATAATCCCGTGTAGAAAGAAGTGTCAAAGGTATATGTTCCTGCGGCGGTTGAAGCGGGTAAAGTGGCAATATAAAGAGTAGAAGTAGCAGTATTACCTGTTCTTTTAGTTACATCGGTTGTAGTAGCGTCATATAGATTTATAATACCTGTGGTAGCTCCTGTAATGATCACAGAACCGAGTGTTCCATAACCTGACTGCAATACTACACTTGAGGGGAAACGCCCCTGTGAAGTCGTTGTGGCGTGGTATTCGCCTGATTGCATCACTGAACCTATACCTTTATTTTGATTGTTTGAAACAAGGATAAAAATACCTGAGATTATAGCAATCCCGATAAATGATCCGATCATTGTTATTATTTCTCTTTTAGTCATAGTTTTATATTGTTAATCCTTTAAAGGCTAATGTCTGAGTATTTTCCCAGACCCTAACCTTTAAAGTTAGGGGTTCATTAAAGGGATAAATATTCCTCGAATGATGCGTGACAAGCTCCTGAAGGGCTAACTTTCAATCCTGCACCACCTACCATATTAAAATTAAGGAAGGTTTTTGGGGCAAGAACTGTCCTTGCTAATGCCGCTGGGGTGGTAGAAGCCTGAACAAATGCCTGAGCATTAGCGGCGATTGTATAAGTTGTTCCAATCTGGGTAGAAGTTGATGTATTACTTGAAGCCGATGTTCCTATGTCTAGGATAGATTGAGTTGTTGTTGCTACGTCAATCTTAATACCGGCCGCGGTAAGGGTGGAAGTAGCTGAGGGACTCTGAATTGAGCAAACTGTTGTAGTTGCTGTCTGGAGTCCTTGAGCTGTATTCCAAACTCTAATACCATCACCTGAACCAAATCGGAAATAGTCATTATACAAATCAGTGCCGGCAACAGAGCCTATACCAGATTTATTTATCACTTGCTGAATAGTGCTACCTCCTGTGAATATTCCAATTACTCCCAAGAAAATGGCAATCACTATTCCTCCGATTACGATTTTATTTTTCATTTAAACGATGTTATCTAATAATTAGTTTTCTATAAGTTTGTTTTTGTAAGAAAGATTTTCTGATTTATTGCCTCGTAGTTTTACGATATTCTCGGGATTTTTACCCAAGTCTTTAAGTTGAGTAATCAATGTCTCTTTCTTCACGGCAAACTTAACAGGGTCTTTATAAGCATAAGCATTTATAACTTTCGCTAATTCTGCCTGTGCTTCATTTGCCCATTCTCCGCTTTCTGGCTTCACTACTAAGGGAAGTTCGGTAGGGCGAAGAAGTTGAGGATCTCCGACAATAATACCATCTGATTTCTCTGTCTTTGATTTTATTTCTTCTTCAGTTGTTTTATTTTTTGTCATATATTTTTTAATGCTTATGCGAGATTTGGAAAGGTCGTCAGCGGGGGCAACCTCTCCAAGCCTCGCATAAGCGAGACTAGTAATTAGACGATTGTAATATCTACAACAAGACCTGTCTTCTGCGCCCAAAGTTTGAACCCGACAAGTCCAAAGACTACAATCTCTTTTCCTGTCTTTAGAGTTACTGACTTCTCCTCATACTGCATTCCTCTAGGAGATGCGTAAGAAGCAACATTTTTAACTCCGAACACTCTGTGTCCTGAGTTTGTTACTGAAACAGTTCCAAGAGTGGCGGTTACGAATGTTCCTGAAAGGACGACATAAATGTCTACACCCATCCAGTTATTCATAAAACCATTCTTAAGAGTAGAGTCTGCCATTGTGAAGCCATTTGTAGCTCCTGCGATAGCAAATCCTACTAAGTCAGTGTTTTCAATTACAAGGAATAGACCTTTGTAAGTCTCCTGATAACCTGCAACCTTTGAAACAAGGTTAGCCATGATTGTATTGATATTACCAGCAGTAGTGAAACCTCCTGCTGGAGTTGAGTATGCACCTGTTGCATCTCCGCAAAGATTGTTCAATACAAACTTATCAATACCGAACGCAACCGCATACATCATGTTATCAATACGAGATGTGGATACATCAAACACAGCGAAGAAATCTTCGTGTGCAAAGACGTGTTCTGCGTAAATGACTTCATCAGTTACTGTCAGAGCATCGTCTGTAATTGTCCAAGCAGTTACGCTGTATGTTCCTGCCACGGCTTGGATTGTGGCTGTTGGCTGTGAGCCGTATGGATTCTGAATTCTCTTAGAATCAGATGAATCCACAGAACAGATTTTTTCGGCAACGAGAGCATTTCTCAAGACAATTTCATATTGACTCTGGAAGTATTTGTCTCTATTACCATAGGTTGATTGAGTATTCGTAAATTTTCAGTGTTCATATTATTATATAAATTAACTCTATATAATTTTCTGAAAGAACTGGGGTTAATCTTATAATTCCCACTGATTAACCCCGCTGATTACCTTTTACCTCCACGTTTAGCCCAGAATAATTGTTCAGCTTCACTGCTTCCCTTCTCTGGGACTTCACCTTTAGAGGCTTTACTAATAAGTTCGTCATCGGTTGTTTTCTTTATACCCGGACGAGCATTCTTAGTGTTTGTTGCTTCGGCTGTTGCGCGGTATTCCTTACGATTACTTAGAATTGTTTTGACTACATCGTCTTTTAACGCTTCGTGAATCGGTTTGTTAAGGATTTTAGCCGCCTTGAGAACTTCGTCAACATCTTCCTGAGGAATTTGAGCATTGATTAAGGTGTATATATCCTTAGAAGAAAGCTCAGGATTATCATTGTTGATTTCCTTTTCAGCCGGCTTTAATTTCTTAGCTTCGGCTTCCGCTTTCTCTGCTCGGGTCTTGTAATTTTTTGCGAGTTCGGCTTCTTTTTTAGCGGTTTCGCTTAAAGATTGCCATTCTTGCTTGATTACTTCTTCCCTCTTTTCCTTGATAGCCTGTCCCCTTTCATCATCTTCAAGGTCTACTAAGCTATCTTGAAACCCTGTGTCTTCCTCTATTTTCTTTTCGATTAAGGTATCGAAATCACCATTGTTTTCTGTATTCATTTTGTTAGAAGTAATTTTAAGGAGATACTTCTACTCCGATTTAATAATAATTATAACATATTTTTAAAGAACATCCAAACCTGTGAATATTTATTTCGCGCTGTCTTTTTTTAATTTATTCTTCAATTCTTCCAGTGTGGTTTCTTTCTGATCAGAAATCAATTTTAAGAATAGCAACTGTTGCTCTACATGACGGATAAACTGATTACGGGCAAGAAGTCTTATTCCTAACTTATCATTTACATTCAATTTAGGATCATAATTTAGATCTAACGGCTTGCCATCAGGATTATCTAAAAGCTCCAACGCCTGCTTAGTATAAGCAAGAGATAAATCTTTGTAATTCACCGCTTGATAAATTGTGTTTTCTTGCTGTCCAAAGACCATCTGTTCTGCACCCATCCAAACATCTTGAACTTGCCCGATTGGCGTGTTTCTGTCTAAAGTTGGATAAAACCTCTTCCAAAAGATGTTTTTAATCTTGCTATTGGTAAATGTACTTTTGATTATTTCCTTTTCTTCGGAGTTTATTTTAAGACCAAAAAATAAAGCTCTGATTGCTTTCAATAAAGCTTCATTGTTTTTAAATATACTTTGAATAAGTGATATTTCTTCTTCGTTTACATTGATTTTATTTTCTTCCATAAATTATTGACTGGCTGGTAATGGACTACCTGTCGACCCGCTGGGTAGTTTAATATTCGGTATCATATTATTTGATTGTGGTTGAGAAACTGTCTGTGGGACTGACATTTCAGATAAAGCATTGTATTCAAGTGGAGACATAGTACCTGTTAATTCAAGCACCTTACCTACTATTGCTTGAGCTTTCTTATTCTGTCCAAAATTAGGGTTTAAAGTGAGCTGTAAAACGGTTGAGAGTGTGTCCATCGCTCCTCTTACATCAAAACTTTCATTTGTTATATCTATATCTACTTCCCATTCCAAATCTTTAAATTGTTCTTTCCAAGTCTTATCTGTTAAGTTATCAGGCTTAAAAAACCTTTGATTACCAAAATTAGACAAAGAATCTTGAATTTCTTGTTGATTTTGAGCTAAGAGTTGTTCTTTTTGACCGGGAAGAATAGCCTGTCCACTCAAAACCATATTTTTTAACTGATTATCAGCCTGTTTAAGAGAGACATTTTTAATATAAATACTATCTATCTTGTCTATTTCATATTGAGAAAGCGTGGCTGACACTTCCTTGGAAGTGTCCATCTTAGTCTTAAGGTAAGGGAGAATCCATTTTCTCATAATATCTTCTAGGTGGAGAGCTTTATTTTCCGTCATCAATTCAAAGAGTGAGTGTGATTCTTGTAGGATAGCTTGTGTCTGTCGCCAAGCTGTGCCTGACTTTGGAGTTTCTCCGAGCATTCCTTCTGAGACGGAGTTTACTTCACTGCCTAGTGATTTCCATTGAGAAGAGAAATTTTGAAGTGAAGCTGTGTTCACAACCTGATTATTGAGCGGAGTGAGGGGTTGATTGGTACTGTGGATTAAAATATCTCCTGCTTCTATATTAGATAGGACATTCTTGCCTAAAAATCGAGAATCTGATGTCTGGAAGATTAAGCGAGAAGCAATATCTAGGCTATCCTTAATTGCTTTCTGAGTATGATTTACCATCCATTGAGCATCAAAAGCGTATTCTACTGCTCCGATTGATAGTGTCCTGTCATCCAACTTAATGAGATGAGTTATCATATATGGGTCTTTAGCTTCTTTGCCTGAGTAAAGAGTAAAGTCTTTGTATTCTGTCTGTCTTCCTTTCTTGATAGTGAGGAAAGATACAACGTGCATTTGTTGAGTAAAAATATCTTCATCTTTTTCTTTACCTGTAATGTGAGAAAGCGAAAAATTACCGTGGATTTCATAAAGCCTAAAGTAATGACTTTTAGTGTCTTTCTTCTGCTTGTTGGCGGTTTCTCTAACTTCACATCCTGTTTTTATCAATTCATCTACTTGATCTTTGTTATAACCGTGAGTGAGTACCCTCTCTTTAATCTGAGCTTCGGTCAATTCTATAACTTCTATTTTAGGGTTAGAATCAAAATCTATCGCATCCACCATCAATCTGCTCCACGGAATTACCGAGATATGAAGCTGTCCATCTGATTCTACTAATTTAACTACGGCCGAGCCGTATCTTGATAATATTCTACCCCATTCGTTTAAAAATGTGCCAAAATTCTCTCGTCTCATCCAGTCTCTTAAATGAATAGTGGCAAGAAAAGAATCTATCCAGTCTTTAGATTTAATGGCTCTTAACTTTATATAACTTCTGTCTATATCCGTGGCCCTATACCAAACATTAGCAAGAGCTATAACTATATTAAAAAAAGGTTTTTCACGCCCTAAAGAGTCCGTTTCACCGGATATATGTTTTGAATTTAGATAAGCATCAATCCTTTCTAAAGTGTTGAGCAATGAGTGCTGAACATATTTAGACTGCTGAACTGTGCCATTAATATAATCATTCTCACTTTTCCTGACTATTTCTCCTATTGTTTGTTGCATATTTCATTTTCCCGCCAAAATATGTGTATATTATAACACAACTAACTATTAAAACATAATTACTTTGAAATTGCGATCAAATTGAAGTTCTTGTACTTCTACCACTTTTGCCATTTCCTCACTTGTCTGCGGTAAAATCTTCTCTCTAATAATAAAATACATTCTCATTATCCAAGTATCACTATGGTCGGGGCTTCTTCCAATTATTTCCTTGATATCTTCTTTCATTGTCGCCATTCTCTTGCCATCTCCCTTAGAAACATCTTGATAGGTGGCTAATTCCTCTATTACCAGTTCTTTAAAAGATCCATCCACTCTTGAAGCTATCTTATGATTGTTTACATAATCCGACAGAGTAAAGATACATTGAGAACGGAGATTCTTATAATCCGACACAAGAGGGGCAACCTTTGTATAGTTTACATTCGGCAGTCTTACTATGTCCATATCCGTCTTTATTGCCCCATAGGATGACTTATAGCCAACGATACCATCCAATAATGAAGAAGAAGCTACGCCGGCCCCAACACCTATCGCATCAACAGCTATATGAGAAAATGGTATTCTGTCTTGCTTAGCATATTCTCGTATCTTATCTATGATATTTTCTGTGTTAAATCGCTCAAAGGCTTCTCGCTTGTACTCCTCTAATCCTTCCCAGAAAGAGAATATTGTCTTGTCTGTGCCATCATCAGCGATATCTACAATCAAGTATTTACTGTTATCCTTATCTACTGTGTTAGAAAATACATCTATTAAAGCCGAATAATTGAATAATGAACCTTGATCTTCCACATATTCAGCTAAAATCTCTTGTCTAAAGCTCGTAGGATCTAATTCATTTCGGGCTTTTTCTATCTCTATCTCTGAAACAAAAGGATTATCCTTTGTAGTGAAATGAAATACTCCATAATCTTTATCATTTTCCGCTATCTTTTCCAGTCTTCTTAGATTAGGGTTTTCTTTCTTTGGTGTGCCTATAAAGGTGGCTTTCCCTTTAGTATCCATTAAAGCCGGTCTGAATATCTCTTGCCACGCTAATTGGAAATTCCTCATCGTATCCAGCTCATCAAAAACAATTAAATGAGCTTTCTTTCCTCTGAAGTTCTCTCTGTTCTCCCAACCGGATACATAAATTATTGAATATCTGCCCTCTTGTGTCGGAACTCTCATTTCTAGTCTACTTTCATTGGCTTTTCCTATACTGCCTATCCTATTTTTAAGAGCTTCCCAGATAATGTCTCTAGCTTGGGATTGTGTCGGGGCTAAATAAAAGATATACTGGTCTTTTTCTGATACAGCAGTAAATAACATTTCCTCTATCTCTAAAGTAGTCTTCCCGCTTCTTCTACCAGCCCTGATTACTTTAAAACGAAAATTACTCTTAACTATTTTCTTCTGAGCTTCGTGTAAATGAATCATCAAACTTTATTATTAAAGGCTGTCCATCATCATTTCCTATTGGTTGAACAGCTTTACCAAATATCTGTTCGGCAATGAACTTAGCTAATCCGGCATCTTCTTTAGCTCTTTTCTTTAAATCATTTATGAATTCTTTTAATTCTTCATCAGTATAAAAATCACGAAGTTGGGGTCTTGTTTTAGATCCCTTAGGTCTTCCTGCTTTGTGATGTTTTGATTTATCTGTCATAATTTTTCTATATTTCAAATTATTGACTTGTTTTGTTTTTATGGTGATTCCTTATTTTACTCTCTGCCTCTCCATAAGAGATATTTAACTTATAATCACTTGATAATGCTACTGCCATCTTTTCTAAACCCCATCTTTTGGCTTTTTGGCTTAATGGACTTTCTTTTATGAATTGCCATTGTTTGACATAAGCTTCTAATTCTTGTTTAAATCTAAAGTCTTGGTCTTGTAAGTATCTATTCCACCATATATCTGGATTATCTCCTTGTTGCTTTGAGTGGATACTTTCGTGGAGTTCTATATCCGGAGTTAATGTTCTGTCTTTAGGATTATATATTATATCTCTGTAACAATAGATAGCGTGTTCTGGTGGATCTAGGGTTAGTTTTAATAATTCATAATTGGGAGGAAATTGTTTTAGAATTTTCATTGATCCTCTTTTAAGTGGCATATCGTATATATTGTATCATACTTTTAATAGAAATAAAATGGTCGGTTACTTTTGTTTTGAGTGAGAGTAACCGAGAACTCACTATCTTCTTGTGAAAAACCTCTTCCATTGACAGAATCTACAAAATCCTGTCGTTTCATCCAAGTCTCTTTGAGATATTAAAACACACAAGAGAGTATTTTCATATTCGCAAGTCCGGCAATCTCTTGAGAATATGTCATCTTTGCAACCGAATACTATTCCACACAAACATCTTCGAACCATTAGCTTCATATTCCCTCCATTTAGTGTAATGTTTCTAGACAGACACATTCTTTGGCTAAGTTACAATCCCGGCAAGAGTGATTTTTTACATACACCCAGACTAGAGGTTGTTTTCTTATCTCTTCCACTTCTTTGGCAACAGCATGATCAAGCTGATACCAAACGCCATAGAGTTTTACTTTACTAAAAGGAACACAGACTGTTACCAGTTCCACTATTTTGGTCGCCATTGTCGCCTCCTTTTAGATTAATATCCCGAAGAATACGAGGACTTCGAAATAAAAAGATGTGGGCATTTTATGGTGGGGGATTAAACTTTCCAAAATATTGTGGCAACCTCGACAGAGATACACGACATTATTATTCCTTTTTCCCCGGCCGAAATGGCGGACAGGCTTAACATGGTGTCGAGTAAGTATCTTTATCTTACTACAAGACGGACAATGTCCTAATCGCATATTAGCCTCCTTCCAAGTAAAGGGTGAACGCCGTAACTATTAAAAGAACTATCCACGAACCCAATATCCAGTTTTTCATAACTCCCTCCTTTAAATAAAAAGAAGTAGCCGAAAGGCTACTTCTCTGTTTCCTCTATCACTTCCTCTGAAGCGTCATCTACTTTTTCCTCTATGGATTCCTCTTCTACTAATACATTTTCTTCTTCTAACATTTATGTTTATATTAAAACTAATAAACGACCTTTTAATTACAGCATACTTTTATCTTTTTTTCCATATTATTTCATCTCTTTTTATTTATTACACACTGATAATATATTCTCCATATTTTCTAATGTTTGAGTGCGGTGGACATTGTAGCCAGCTATTCGTTCTTGTAAATACTCTGGAGTTGTTGCGTCTCCAAATATCTTTACCATAATTTCTTTTTCGTCATCAGTGTATCTTATAATCCACTCCTCTCCAACACTCGCCTCAACTACTTTGCGGGTGAAGTGTGTGAGGGATTGGCGGAAAAGTAATTTTAAGTTTTGTTTATTATTTTCATAGTTGCCGAATTGACTTGTTTTTCCATTAATGACATCCATATAAGAAAAGACTAATCCTGTAATATCATCATCAATCTTTTTCTCAAA